AATTATCGTTTATTTTTATAAGAAAGATGAATGTCTATGCCATGTATAGCTTTCATCATTTTCTGTTTAAGTTTAAATTCTGGTGTCAAAACACCTTTCGCATCTTCGACAATAAGTTTTGAAAATCCATCTTCGTCTTGTTGCAGATATCTAAAGTCAGCAACATAATCACATATTTTAATATCATTGATAGACAAAGTATAACGCACCTGTCGTTCCAATTCTGTAACAACACCAGCTTTTTCCATAGCTTTTAACTGTCCCCATCGCTCAGACTCCCACTTGGAGTCAAACTTTAATCCAAAGGCTAATGTCTTTTTAGCAAAATATTTGTTGGGTCTCCTAGTTTTTTTGGGTATAATTGGGTATTTATAAGTCATGGAGGTAGTATAATGACAGACACATCAAAATTCAAGTCAGTTGGTTTAGATTTAAAAAGCTATGAAAAGCTTAACAAAATATGTGAACATCAAAGAAGAAATATTAGACAACAGTTAGGTCTAATGATCGATAAAGAATTTGAAAAAGAAGAATATAATGATTACAGAGCTAAAGTAACAAGCCTAGGATTAGGTGCTATCAACAGACTTCATCCTAGAGATTAAACGATTAGCACGATTAGTTACCTGTTTATGCCAACGGCTGTGCTCCATCTGGACAGCACATTCTTGCCAGTTCCTATCAGCTACAGCTTTGCATAATTTTCTAAATTTCGAGAGCCTTGGTCTGCCTAGATTAAACATCATATTTGCCAAAATCTTTTGTACTTCTTCAGGCAAATCATTAAAGTTTCCGTATAATTGTTCGCACTCAGACAACGTAACTTTGATGTCCTGGTCGAATAATTCGTTGACTCTTTCGTCATCAACCACTGTTCCTACTGGCAATCCATGTTCTGGATCTGACTCTTTTATAAGATGCCCTATGCCTACAGTAGGCAGGTTTAAATGATCTAAATACACGGAGTTGACCCGTCCCTCGTCATTCTGTATCTCTTGTCTGAGCTCATCTATATTCATGCTGTGCCTCTTGTTCTCTGTGCTATCGCTATGTCAGATGGATCTAATCCTAATGAAAAAGCATTAGCTGGATTAGTTATGTCAACTCCTGCTAGTTGTGTTCCTCCTGCTGGTGGATTAATGGTAGGTGCAGAAGCTACGTTTCTTGCTTGATTTATGCTTTGTCTTGTTTGATCTAAAATAGGCGTTGCCTGATCTCTTAACTGAGACAATGTTTGTGTTACTCCTGTGTTTTCCAACACAGCCGTAGCTTGCTTCTCTGCCTCTCTTAATCCTTCTTGCGAGAACTGACCAGGTAATTGTGACAATGATTGCCTAATGATAAATCCTAATTTTGTAGCTTTTTCTCTTGGTGTTAAATCTTTTGATAGCCCTTTATATTGTTCAACAATATCATCGTAGTAACTTTTTGATAACATCTTACGACCAAGTATTGAGAATTTTATAAGTTTGCCAACATTCTGAAATGGAGAAGCTGCTATGTTAGCTGCAACAAGATCTCCACCTTCTGCTGATTTAGCATTAAATTTAAGTATGGTAGCAAATTGCTCCATACTTTTACCCATCTCTTCTCCAAATACAACTTGAAGTTTACCACCATCAGCTTGCTTCAATATTCTATCTGCAAAAGCATTAAGAGTTTTTCCATCAGTCATCACTGATTCACCAAAATCGTCAATCATCCTGTTAATGTAAAAACTTTTAATTTTATTATAACCAGTTGTGTCATTTGCTTTGTAGTAATCAATGATTGGCTTTAAATCTTTTGCTTTGGTTGACGGCTTAATGACGAGCTCTGCTGTTTCAATAGGTCCTATCTCTTTAAAATCTCCTGCTAATACTTTTTTCTGTATATCATTAGCTTGTTGTGCATCTAATTGTCTTTGTGTTTTTTGCAACTCTTTCATATTGTCAAGAAAACTTGCATTAGGATTTAAATTTTCAAGTTGAGTAAGAGCATCCTCCCCACTTATGCCCTTAAAACGAACAGCATCAAACTCATTTGCTAATTTAATTATTTCATCTTTTTGTGCTCCAAATAATTCATCTGCTGTATCCCCCAAATCGTCAATGGCTTTTTTAAATGCTGTTCCATTAAAATCTTTCGATACAGAGTTAAGATTTGATCTTTCAACTGCGTCTTTTAAAAATTGATTTAGAGCTCTTTGTCTAAAGGTTTGTGCAACTACTTCTCCAGCTTCACCACCTTGTTTTGCGTAATCTCTGATGTAATCCATGAAAGCTCTAAATTGTTTTCCAGAATTAGGTTTAATAATTTGATTGTAAACTTTAATATTAGTAGGATCTATCGCTCCATTTACACCTTCTTTTCTCGCAGAGGCTTCAAACTGTTTAATTGTTGCTACATCATATAATTTTTCTTGAGCTGTTTTAGCTTCGAAAAAAGCAGCTCTAGCTTGACCAAATTGTTCTGCTGCATCTTTTAATGCTTGTGTTCTCTCTCCAGTTAATTCTCTTGTAGCTGTTTCGAACAATTCAGTATTAATGTCAGCTTTTTGTTCAAATTTACCAGGTATTATATTACCACGAGCATCTTTAACTGGTACTCTTTTAAATCCTGTAGTAATTGCACCCTGACCAAGGTTTGTAAAAATTTGATCTACACTGTCTAACAATCCATCTCCTACAACATTAGTTAATTCATTACGAATTGTGCCTGATGTTCTACCATCCATCCTGATATTGCTTAATCCTTGTCTTATATCGTACAATTGTTCGAAACTTAAACTGCCTTGTAAATCTGTTATTTGTTCAGGTACATTTGACTTTCCTGTAACAGCTCTAACCATTTTTGCAACTGCATCACCATCTGGATCTCCTCCAGCTTTAATACGCCTACCATATTTTCTCAACAACCTATTTAATTTATCTTTTAAAACACCCACAGGAACGACTGCTTTTGATCCTAATCCCTCATCCATTAAAATTTTATCAACAGCTTTGAATTGTGATCTTATAAAATCTTCCGTGTCTTTTGATGTGTTAGTAAGTATTGAAAATAAATCATCTTCAACATTTGATCTGTTCAAAGTAGCATTTGTAAATTGATCAACAGTATCGTTTAGGTGACCAACAACATCATTCATAGCTTTGTTGTGTTGATCTAAAAGTTTTTTGTTTCCTTGCTTTATTCCCTCTACAAGTAAATCTCCTATTTCGCCTACAGTAACATCTTCGCCAACACCTATTTGGTTTTTATAAGCATCAACAACTTGTCTTATTCTATCATTGTTATTTTTTAAACGATCTGATGTTTTAAATATTTTTTCACCGATAGCTTGTATTCTAGCGACTAGAGATGGAGCTCTTATACCTGTCAATGTTGGTAATAACCCAAATCCACCCCTTTCTATGGAGCGTAATTGTTCACGCTCAGAAAGTTCTGAAAACTTTTTAGGATTAATTTTACCTCTAAGTCCTCCAAAACTTACATCACCTTCTTGAGCTAAAACACCTATTCTTGGGTCATCAGCATAAATTCTACCTTGTGCATCAAGTGGTGATTGTATGGACTTACCAGCAGTTTTGAGTTCTTCTTGAGTAAAATCTTTTCCTGGCTTCATAGCTGCCCTTCCACCCCTGAAGGCTTTGCCAAGCAATCCAAATACACCATCACCAATAAAACCTATAGCTACTTCTTTACCGACATCTTCGGCTACTTCGCCTAAAGTTTGTTTTTGTACACCAGCTAATGTTTCACCTAACTCCTCTATTGCTTGACCAGTTCCAGCTCCAGCACCAGCTCCTACTGCTGAACCTAATACTGTGCCTAATCCAGGAAGTAAAAAAGATCCTAATATTGCTCCACCGACACCTCCAACAAGCTCTGGTGCTATTCCAGATAAATCAGAAAAATCATAGCGACTAAATCCTTCTTCATCTATAAGTATATTTTTTTCTGTTTCTTGACCAAATTTTGCAGCACCTGTAGGTGTTAGTGCTAATCTACCTCTTTTGTCTCTAAGAAAATCACTATCCTCAAGATCAAATTTTCTTAATATTGCATCTTCTTCTTCTTTTGTCTCGGCTACACCCAAGGCAGAACGAAGTGCATTACTCTTTATTCCAGTCTCTACATCAAATTGTAATTTTGGATCTTTTGGTTCTTGATCAACTTCATCTGGTTTTTCACCAGCTTCTACGGATTTTAAATATCTACCTATTTTAAGTTGCTCACTAAAAGTTGGTTTATCACCTTTTATTTGAAAGCCTATTTCTTCATCACCAACTTTAAATTTTACAACGCCCATTATAAACCTGCTACATTAACTATTTTAATGCCTTGATCAGTTAGTTGAAAGTTTTTGTTAAATGATTCTGGAGTAGATGTTTTCAATACGTCAAATAAAACTTCTTGAGTTCTATTATAATTATCTTGATTGGCATGAAAACCTCTGTCGTTTAGTTGATCAAACAAGGACTCAATCCTTCTCTTCGGTACAGAAAATATTTTTCTAAGCTCTTGCAATCTTAATAATCTCTCTTGTGGATTTGTTAGTAACGTAATCTCACCAATTTGTCTTTGTAAATTTTGATAGTCAACATTTGAAATACCATTACCAGTTTCTTGACTTAAAAACCTTTTATATTGAGCAAGCAGTCTGTCTTGTATAGCTCTTGCTGTGGCTTCTTTTGAAAGACCTTTAATAGTGACTTTTTTACCAGTAGCATCTTCATAAGTTTGATCTTCGAACATACTTTTTTGATCAACTCCTAAAGCTGCTAAAACAGACTTAACTCTGTCAGATCCTATTGTTAAAATTGGTGATGGTGACGCAGCTATTTCTTTTGATATTTCTTCAAGTTGAGTAATCGCTGCTTCTGCTTGTAATATATTACCATAACCATCTGCTAAACCTTTAGCAGCAGATACTGGGTTAAGTATTTTTTCACTGCCATTTTGATCAAAACCAAACTGTATTTTTATACCTTTTACTCCTTGCACTTCTTGATCTAAAGATTTTTTTAAATCTAACTTATTATTTTTTATTGCATCAGCCCTTGCCTTTAATAACGCTTCATCAAGACTGGCTTTGTTTTTGAGTTCTTGTAAAAGATATTGTTGTTTATAACCTCTAGCTTCTTTACCAAGTTGCATTAAAGCTAATCTTCTTTCTTTAGCAAATGCTAATTCTTTAGCTGTATCAGCTTTTCGTTCTTGCAACGCAAACTTACCAGCAGCAATTTGACCAGCTCTAGCTTCTTTTTTAGCTGCTTCAAATTTCGGAAGTGCTGCCTCACCAGCACGACCAACTTCACCAAGTATATTAGATAAATTAAACCCTTTACCAGCTCTGTTCTGCATTAGAGACAAACCTAAAGCCATGAGTGCTGAACGATTGTCAGGCTCTCCAGATATATCTATACCAGTAGCTTTTGCAAAATCTGCTTTGTAATCAGCAATAGATTTTGCACCTTCAGGACCTGTCCCTTCACCATACATTTTATTATAATCATCCATAACATTAGCGAACAATTGTTCTTGCTCAGACTTTTGTTTTGTTTCATTATCTAGCGAACCTGGCTCGCCAACATCTGTATAGTCTATATCAGCATCTGATGCTTCTCCTATCTCAAATGTATCATCTTCTTTTTCTTTTACATCAGAACCTATTCCAGAAGGGGATTGATCAATACCAGCAGTCGCATCTCCTGATGGTATTGTTTGCTCACCAGTTGCTTCACCTTCAAACTTTGGAACTTTCTGTAGATTAATATTTTCGTCTTTAAATCTATCATCAATAATTGATTTAGGTAAATTTTCTAAACTTTGATCTATGGTAGTTTGTATTTGCTGTCCTGTATTATTAGTTATTGCTGGTTGAACGCCAATGGGAACGTCTAATTGTCCAGCTTGTTGTTTTAAAAATTTTTGTTGTTTGGATTGTGCTAAAGCCTGAGGACCCCTAAGTGTACCCACTTTAGGTGTTTTATCTAACCCAAGTAATTCAGTTAAAGTTAATGCTTTGCCTCTTGGTTTTCTAACTCTTGCCATATTTATATCCTACGGAGATTTTGCACCACCAAAAGGTGCAATCTGTGACAATGTTGTATAAGCACCAATGCCTTGCAAGAATGGATTTGCACCAGGTGTTGTTGCTTGTTGGAACGTAGAAGGTATTGAAGCACTTGGCATACCTTGTAATAAGTTCTGTCCGAGTTGCAACCTTGTAAATGGTTCTTGTGCTTGTTGTAATAAATTCTGTCTCTGTGCATCCAGTTGTGCTTGTTGTTGTCCTTGTCTTAATGCACCAAGTTGACTTAATTGTGATATGTCAGCTTGACCTAATGCCTGTTGTAATCTGCCTAAATCACCTGTAGTACCAGCTAATGTTCCAAAAGCTTGACCTAAACCACCTGATAAACGACCAGCATTTTGTGCTGCTTGTAACGCAGTTGTAAATCCTTGTGAGAGTAATCTTGATAAAGTATCACCCTTAACTTGTTGTAAGCCTTTTTCTGTCTCAGCTCTCTGCACACCCTCTCTTGATCCACCAAAAGCTCCAGACCTAACTGCAGCAGCATCAGCTTGAGCTCTTCTTAAATCAGCTTGTCTATTAAGCTGATCCATAGTTGCATCAATGACTTGTTGTTGAAAAGGATTTTGAAATTGTTGAATAGCATCTGGCTGTAAAAATTGTAATCCTGATGTTAAAGCCTGTTGTCCAGCAAGTGATTGACCAGCAGCACCTTCAATAAATGGTCTAAAAGAACCAGCAAGATTTTGACCAAGTGTGATAGCTTGCTGTCTTAATGGATCCATTCCAGCAATTTGAAATTGTGGTAAATTTAAAGGACTATCTAGTAGACCAGGTGTAGTTTGTGTTTCACCATCAAACGTACCGAAGCCTGTTTGTAATAATCTTTTTTGTAAACCCTCTAAAAACGGAGGTAATCTTTGAATATTTTCAACTGTTTGTGTTGCCATTACGCCCTCGACTCTAATTCACTCATCATATTATAAGCTCTTTGTATGCCTTTTCTTGAGTTACCATCACCTAACCCTTTTACAGCATCTTTTGTTAATACAAACTCACCAGCCATAAGCATGGCTGGTACATCATCTTTTGTACCAGAACCTTCAGACGGATCTATGCCACCTGTACGCCTTGGAAATCCCATTTCTCCACCTTCTCTGGCAAAAGTTATTCCACCAAGCTTG